GGGCTTTGTACTTGATTATCCATTATAGGCGATTTTGAAGAAGATAAAATGTGTTTTGAAGAACTATGAATAGGTTGCTTTGCTCGATTTGTAAAAAACTCTCCGGTTTTCCTCCGGTTTCCTCCGGTTTTTCTCCGGTTTGTTAGTATTCCCAGTCTTTTTGATCCATGCTGTTGATCCGAACCTCACCAGGTTGTTCATCACTGATCAGGGACGGCAGGGCGGCAGGCTTTCCATCACGAACAGACCGCAACCATTCCAGCACATCATCATATTCTTCTTTGCGGTGCGAGGGAATATCTTTCATGCCGGTTCTTCCGCTATACATCTTATACATTATGATGGTCAGGACAACATCTATCATATATGCATCCCTGTTCTGGCCTGTTGCATTGAACACAGTTACCATATCGTACCTGGTACCTATATAATGAATGATCTGTGAGATCGCTAACAGTTCCGCTTTTTCCGGCGTGACCAGGTTATCCGGGTCCGCACCTTTTAGGATAGTTAGTATTTCGTTTCTGATCTTGTAGCCGAAATCTGCTTCAGTTAAAAATTTGTATGCCATATAAATTGTTTAATAATCAAAGTCGCCAAAGTTTTGTGTGCGATCAATGATCCTGGGTTCAAAATTTTCAATGTATGTTACACGGTTCAATTCGTCAATTGCGCTATACACACAATCAGGTCCGTCATCATGTGACTGGCTTCCTTTTTCAAATGATATGAATTGATCAATAAGTTCTTGCTGATCCACATGTCCTTTTTCTTTTTCATTAAAGAATATCCAACGTCTTTCAAAAAATCCCTCTATACTCTCGATCCTGTCGAACTTGTTTGCTTTCCCTTTCTTGTCTGCAACTACAGGTATATGGTATCCTCTTACATCACCTTCATTATCGAACTCATGTAAAAATTCATCCATTGCAAACAGCCCCTCAATCTTATACTTGATATTTTGGCCACTAAGGTTTTTGTCTTCGTACAGGTTATAAACCCATTCGGCAGTTTTCTTCCTGCTGGTTTGTCTACAGAATGTATAAATGATATGCAGCTCTCTTTTTATCTTACCCATCAACACCATTCCTTTGAAGTCTCCCTGGTCTTTGTATGAAAGATCACCATACATAGCAAGGCCATCGTATTGAGATAGCCGGAGCATTGGTTTCCACTGCATGTATTCGTCCTTGAATATCTTTCCTTCGAGTACATGCATATGCATGTACTCTCTTTTGAATCCCCGCGAATTCCTTGTATATTTCTTTCTCCAATATTCAGCGGTTGTCTTTGCTGGCCACGTAGGTTCAAAATTCACGAGGTCCTTCACAGCGGTTATGGTAAGTACATAGTAGTCGCTGTTATTTACCCCTTCCTCCTTATCCTTTTTAATGTTCAGGACAAAGTGAGCCTTCAGTCTGTTGGTAATACTATTCTTATGGAAATTGTTGTTGGAATAAACGAAACGCTCTGCACCTTTATCAGTGGCATCAAAACAACCGAATATATCTTCTGTTATTTTATCTAAGCTTTCGCCCATGATGCGATTGTTGTTGATATGCTTTTTACTATCAACATCATCCACTGCAATGAAGTCAGGACGGTTGGCGCCTTCACGGATACCCCTTGCGCTTTGATCAAATCCCAGCGACATGAAACGAACACCATCTGCTGTATAAAAGTTTCCGTCAGCCCAATCGCCACGTTTGAACTTGTTGCCATAATCATTCTTCAGACGTTCATTGTATTCAAGCTCTGCCTGTATGTCACTTAAAAGTTTCTTCGCCTTCATATCAGTCTCTCCGATCAATAGCATAAAGAACAGATCCTTTTCAACCAGGTACAGGTAAAGTGGAATACCCATGCACACATGCACACTCTTCGCACCGCTTCTATATATTTCTGCCAGCAGTCTGATCTTATTATTCCTGATGATCTTATTGGCTAGTGCTTGATGATAGTCGGCACATTTAACCTTAGCATAGTGAGGGAAATAATATTCATACCACCTGGTATACTTTTCTTCCAGTTTGAGAATTCGTTTCTGTTTTTCCTCACTGCTTTCACCCAACTTGACCTGGGTTGCTTTCCTTACATTGTTACAATGCACATCGTAACGGGCAATTAGTTGTTCAAACTTCTTATCCATTACTGGTTATTGATTTTATGTAAAAGAAACTTCCGGTGGTATGGTGAGCACTCTACTGCCAGCTTTGGATTATCATTCACAAGGAAATTGTCAAGCTCCTGCAATACACTCATACATATCTCTACACTGATCTGGTCATTCATATCAGCGTAGACTTTGTATATCTTGCTTAGTGCATCCGCATTGATAATTGATTCCTGTCCCTCTGATACTTTCAGTAGCTCCTGCAGTATAACCGCCTTGATCTTATGTGGTGCGCCAAAAAAAGCTGCCTTCTTAGCATCCCAATCATCTTTTTGCTTCCAATCGACAATCGTCTTGGGTGCAACATCGAGCGTTTCTGCAATAGCAGATTGTTTCCAACCCTTTTCAACATAAAGGAGTTCTGCATATTCTCTTATCGCTTTCTTAGCCTGTGCCATCAAATGAATTTTTCCAAAATTCATTTGAAGTTTCGGCATGGTAAATATTCCGTAATAGTGTTTTAAGGAAGTGTAATACACTATTACGGTTTCTTGGCAGCAAGTGAAACTTGCTGCTATTTTGTCTCTCCATTCAAGCAAGCAAGCACCAATTAAAATCACACGAACCAATGAAGTGGTGGAAAGAAAATGATACTACAGCGGTAATAAAATTCTACGGCGAAATCTATCGCTGGTGGAAAAATGATGCTATTGACTTCACAGACACATTCGATGACCTTCAAAGGCAATTCAAGACAATCAAGATTAGGGTTCACTGTTATGGTGGACAGGTCACAGAAGGTAACGTGATACAGCACGCCATCACTAACGCAACCTGTGAAGTGATAGTAGTGATCGAAGGAGTAGTTGCAAGCATGGGCAGCTTAATCATCCTGGGGGCGAATAAGATCACAATGGCTGAGAATGGATATTTTATGATTCATGAGCCAAAAGGTTTTGTAGAAGGAAATGCAAAGCAGCTTTTTGAGCAAGCGAACCTCCTGAAAAAGATGACCGCAAGTGCAATCAAGGCATATTCAACAAGAAGCGGAAAACCAGCCAGTGAATTTCAAAAATTTATGGATGGTGCCGATCATTTTCTTAGTGCTGATGAGGCAAAGGCTCTTGGGTTGGTTGACGAGATCATACCTAGTGTAGTATCCAATGTACGAGATATAACCAAAGATAAGTTGGAGGATCCGGACATGTTTAAAGAAGCGTTCGACAGGTATGCCGCTAGTCTGTCTGATTCAACCACTATTCCTCATCCAATTCAAAATTCTAATCATAATCATAATCAAAATTCAAACGAGATGAAAGAACTACTGATTGCAACGTTCGGTCTTACCGGCGTAACAAAAGATAGCAGTGATACTGCCGTACTGGAAGCCGTCAAAACAAAGATGACTGAACAGGATGCCAAACTGAAGTCATTGGAGAAATCCACGATCACTGCACTGATCGCTTCAACCGAACAAAAACATGGTGTGCAGTTTTCAGCCGAACAAAAAGCAAGCCTTACTTCCATTGGTGAAAAATCGGGTATCGATCAATTACAAATCGTGGTCGCATTGATGGCACCTGCGAAAGCCGCCAAAGAAGAATCAGCCACAACAGAAGTGGTTGCACCTACAGCACAAGTTATAAGTCTGATCAATCCTGAATCAAAGAATGCAGAAATGGCTGCACGTTCCGGATGGACATACAGTCAATGGATGGAAAAGGACAGCGCTGGTCTGATGGAAATGAGAACGAAAGATCAGAAAACATATATCAAGTTATACCAGGCTGAATACAACATTGAACCTGATCTATCCTGATCTCGTAGTTCATCAACGTAAATCAGTAAGACAAAATTCAAAAACTATAATTCAACTACAATGAAAGCGATCAAAGTAATCAACAGTTTATTTACCGCCGCATTGCTGATACTGGTTTTTTCAACGGCCGTATCTTATTTAACGGGACTTCCCCTGGTCATCCCGTTCGTCATTCTTACATCATTATACATTATCGTAAACTTTCTTTCGGCAAAGGGATATGGTGTAGGTATGAAAGGTATGCTTACGGCAGGTATTTACCGGGAAGTCTGGACCGGAGAAGTTATCAAAAGAATGGAAACAAACGATGATGCACCCTGGGCAGCGAGGATCAAAGACTATAGCCAGCATGTAAAAACGATTGACGAAGAAATGCAGGCTATTAACATTGCAAAAATGGGTGTTCTTCCAAATGTGTTATTCAACAATACGACTTATCCGATTGCAGCGGTCAATTATACGGTCAGCAATATTCCTATTGCACTAGATAAGTTACAGACGGAAGTATCAACCATCACTGATGATCAGCTCTATGCTTCATCTGTTAAACAAATGGGTTTGATCCCGGAAGAACATGCCCTGGCAGTCAATATTGCCAAATTCACAAAAGGCATCCATAGCCTGTCGCCATCCGGGAACACAGCAGATATGCCGGTGCTGTTGACCACAGGTGCTGATGACGGTACGGGAAGAAAGATGTTGACCTGGGATGATATTTCCGATTTTAAGAGAAAGATCGACAACCTCAAAAACCCTGTTGCTGGTAATGCCCGCATCCTGGTACTTTGTACTGATCATGAGAACGATCTGATCGTAGATCAGAAGTTCAAAGATCAATACTACAATCGGGCAGATGGTAAGCCGTACAATCAACTCAGCTTCGATTTCTATTGCTATCATGGAAATCCTTTTTATGCACCTGCTACAAAGTTGAAAAAGTCATTTAATTCAGTGCCTGCAGGTACGGACCGTAAGGCAACGGTTTACTTCAATACTAACCGGGCTGCAAAAGCATTCGGTTGGACAAAGGTCTACATGGCTGCTGCGAAAGACCTTCCACGGACTCAACAGAACGAATTTAACGTTCGTCACAATGCAATCATCCTGCCAACGCAGGAAGAAGCAAGGGGTGCTATCGTTTCTGACAACGTATAACTAACGGAATCGTATTTCATTATTCTATAAACAACATTAGCAACATTTCAATTCATAGTTATGACTAAAGGAAATAATAAAGAAGCAGCGAGACTGGTTGCAGATATGAAAGTCAAAAACCTTTGGGAAAATTCTAAGGGTGAGTTCTTCACTTCCGAAAACCTCGCACTATTGAGTGAAGGCGGGAAAAAGGAGAATGTGTATGAGCATACATTTTCCGGTAAGCCTGATGCGAAAGTTGAAGATGATCATGCAAAGACCATCGAGAAGATAGGTAAAGCAAAGACCTCTGAATCGGTAAATGACCTGGTCAACGGAAGTGACAACAACAAAGTGTTGGATGCTGCTGAAGAAAGGAAACTGGAATTGCAGATGGAAGCCGCTGATAAGTTGATCGAGAAGATCAGCAAAGCGAAAACAAAAGATGCGGTTTACAAGATCATGGAAGGTGTCACCGATAAAGATGTGCTTGACGTTGGTAAAAACAAGATATCCAGCCTGTCAATGTAACCCGACAAATTAAAAGCAGGTATATCCAGATCAGTAACAACCGGAACACTGTAATAGTGTTCCGGTATTTGTAGAAGTAAAAATATTTTCAAATGAGCCTTAAAGGTCCGAATATAACAAAGGGTCCGATCGGTGCCAATGCATCAGGCCGGGAAACATCCGTTAGCGGTCTGATTGCAAATGGTGTTGCGGTCGTTGGTAAATTGGTACTGGGTACAGTGTATCCATTACGTGGTATGTCAGATGCTGAAGCGATCGGTATTGACAAAGACTATGACAGTACCAATAGTGTGAATGTATTTCGTCACATCAGTGAATTCTACCGGATGGCCGGTGAAGGAACAGAACTGTTTATCATGGCCCTTGCAAAAACCGTTCTTCCTGCTGCGATCTGCGAAGACACTGGTGCAGTATATGCAAAGAAGATGATCGTAGAAGGCAAGGGAAGGATCAGGCAGATCGCTGTAGCTTTCAATCCCAATTTCCCGACCTACACTGAAACATCACTTAACGGAATGAATGCTGATGTTTTGGGTGCAATCACTAAAGCACAATTACTTCATCAGTGGTCATATGATACATTCAGACCGGTGCATGTTGTCCTGGAAGGACGTAACCATACCGGCAATGCAGGTGCATCACAGGACCTGCGTGCAATTGATAATTCGGGTCAACCGTTGCAGGCGACCAATGTCTCTGTTGTGATCGGCCAGGACTATACGTATGCAGATGGCCTCGTATGGGCTGAAGGAAAGAAGATGGCCGATGTAGGTACAGTCCTAGGACTGTTAGCATTTATTGAAGTGAATGAGAATATTGGCGAAGTTCAGCGACTCAACATCAGCGATTCGGTAAAATCAAAGTTCCTCAAAGCTGGTATCTCCAATCATACTACTGTTGAATCAGTGGAGGCACAGTGGGAAAGTTTCGATGCTAAAGGTTACATCTTCCCGATCTCCTATATCGGTGTAAGTGGTTACCGTTTCAACGATGATCACGTATGCGCTCCTATTATTATTGACGAGGAAGGAAAGATGAACGAGCACCAGATATCACTTGGCCGCGCAGTCAATGAATGTGTAAGAT